AAAGTCTATGCCAAAGCAATCTTGAAAGAACCAGAGGTTTACTTCACTGAAGAAGTAATGCAACAACTTGATGAAATCGCGAGGAAAGAATTCTCTTATGGAACGACTTGAGACTACAATTCTACGAAATCTAATTTTCGATGAAGAGTATTCTCGTAAAGTAATCCCATTTATTGAACCAGACTATTTTCAACAAAGATCTGAAAAAGTAATTTTTGAGGAAATTACACAGTTTATTGTCAAGTATGGTAATGCAATTACAACAGAAGCACTCAGTATTGAATTAGAAAATAGGACAGATCTTACTGAAGGTGAGATAAAAGAAACTAGGGATATTGTCTCTAGTTTGAATAATTCTCCAGTAGATGATCAGTGGTTGCTAGATACTACTGAGAAGTGGTGTCGTGATCGTGCGATTTATATTGCACTGATGGAATCTATCAGCATTGCTGATGGTCAAGATGATAAAAAGAACCGTGATGCTATTCCTGGCATTTTGTCAGATGCACTAGCGGTTTCTTTTGATAATCATATTGGACACGATTATCTGCAGGACTATGAGGAACGGTATGAGTCATACCATAAGAAGGAAGACAGGATTGCCTTTGATCTCGAATATCTTAACAAGATTACAAAGGGTGGTCTTCCCAATAAAACACTCAATATTGCTCTCGCTGGCACTGGTGTTGGTAAATCTCTGTTTATGTGTCATGTCGCAAGCAGTGTGCTACTCCAAGGCAAGAACGTACTATACATCACGCTTGAGATGGCTGAGGAAAAAATTGCTGAGAGAATTGATGCTAATCTTTTGAATGTTCCCATTCAGGATTTGACTGAACTTCCCAAAGCAATGTTTGAGAATAAGGTGACAGGTGTTGCCAAAAAGACCCAAGGAACTCTTATAATTAAAGAGTATCCTACAGCATCTGCACATAGTGGACACTTTAAAGCACTTCTTAATGAACTTTCACTTAAGAAGTCATTTCGACCTGATATTATTTTCATTGATTACCTTAATATATGTGCTTCCTCGCGATATCGGCAGGGTGGTTCTATCAATTCATATAGCTATATTAAGTCTATTGCAGAAGAGCTTAGAGGGTTGGCTGTCGAAGCCCAGGTCCCTATCGTATCTGCCACCCAGACCACTCGTAGCGGTTATGGTAGCAGCGACGTTGACCTCACTGACACTTCTGAGTCCTTTGGTCTCCCTGCTACTGCTGATCTTATGCTTGCCCTTATTAGCACTGAAGAGCTTGAACAGCTTGGACAGATCATGGTAAAGCAGTTGAAAAACCGATACAATGATCTTAATGTTCATAAGAGATTTGTGGTAGGAATCGACCGCTCTAAGATGCGACTATATGATTGTGAGCAAACAGCGCAGGAAGATATTCTTGATTCTGGAAAGGATGAAGAGTTTTCCTATGATGAAGAAAAAACTAAAAAATCTTTTGAGGGATTTAAGTTTTGATAAGAGAGCAACTGTATGATAATGGGTTCGTGATAGTTGACAATTTTTTGTCAGAGCAAACCTGTAAAGATCTTAGATCTTATGCTATAAACTCTAGCTATGCTGAAGATTTTTACCCAGATTATTATGCAGTAAATTATTATTCAAATATTGACTGTGGAAATCAAGAAATTTCCAATTTAGTAACAAATGTAGTTCCAAATATTTTAATAGAAAAATATCCTTTTTTGTGTGAAAATGGTCACGGGTTTCAAAGAGGTTGGTATTTTATTCATAATAATCACCAATTTCAAAGTGTCCTTAGACATGTTGATCCTGGATCTTATATAACTGCAAATTTATGGGTAACACCAGATGAATTTAAGGAAGATAATTCTCTAGATTATAATGGATTTATAATTCACACACCAAAACAGTCTGTAACTATTCCATATAAATTCAATAGATTAACTTTATTTTTTTCTCAAATAGAACACGAATCGCAATTATCAAGATTTAAATTGGAAAGTGAAAAGAGAAAAGTAAATTTTACGTTTTTATTTGGAGATTGAAATTTGATTGATATTATTGATAACTTTTTATCTCCGGAAGATAATCAATACGTATGGTTTTACTGTTTGAATAGTTCTTATACTTATGGTGAAGTTGATGCTCCTGATAAAAATCCCACAGGGATGATGTGTCAAGTTCCAGAATCTGAAAGATTCTATGAAATTTTTGCCGAGGCAACACAAAAAATTGTACCCAATTTAAGACTTGTAAGAATTTACATAAATTGTTTTGCTCCCACAGAAAATCCGTGGTTTCATGTGGATAGTATATACGAAAATGCAAAAACTTTTATATATTATCCTGCTTGTTCGGATGATATAGATAATTGCGGAACAACTCAATTTTATATTGACGATTATATACACGGAGTGATACCAAAGACAAATCGTATGATATACTTTGATTCTTCCATAATACATAGAGCAACTTCATTTCGGGATGGTCATAGATTCACTGTGGCATTAAAATATGAACCACTTGACTAGCATCCATTTAAGTAGTATAATTAGTATGTGGCAATTTTAAAGCATGATTTACTACTCTGTATATGATAGTGGCGGTAATAAGATTGCCGATTGTGGTTCCGAATCTGATGCTAAATGGTTGGCAGAAGTAAGAAAAGGAACTTACAGATCTAATCGACTTGAATGGGGTCGAACGATTGATATGGCAACCATTGATGATCAATATGCTCATCATTTTGGAGAACCAAAAGAACTTCCAACTCATGACATCGTAGTAAATATGGATGGTGGAGTTGGTGGTTCTTGGAAAGTGCAAAACCCTGCACTAGAAGAAAATTCACAACAACCTTTTAATTAATTACAATGACTGAAAAAAAGCATATCAATTTTGAGCGTTATCAAAAGTTTGTTGATGCCGTCACTAGCGATGCATCTACTGATTTTGTTGCTCTTTCTGATCGTCTGGTTGAACTGGATGAGAAGGGTGCTAGTATCGAACGTCTTCTGACTGCAGGTGTTGGTATCAATGCTGAGGGTGGTGAGTTTCTTGAGATTATCAAGAAGGTTATCTTCCAAGGTAAACCCTGGAATGAGGATAACCGTGAGCACCTGATTATTGAATTGGGTGATCTTATGTGGTATGTTGCTCAAGCCTGTATGGCACTCGGAGTTTCTTTCGATGATGTGGTTGCCACTAATGTGAAGAAACTTGAGAAACGCTATCCTGAAGGTGCATTTGATGTATACTTCTCTGAAAACCGTGCTTCTGACGATCGATGACTAAACGAACCTTTAAAACTAAGAGTGGTGATGAGTGGGAGTGGGAAGAAACTCCCGAAACTCTTGAAGCAGTCAAGCGTCTTCATGATGATATTCGTCGCCTAAAAGCAGAGGATGATGAAATGAACTATGACACTAGCGGAAAATGACTAAATCCAAAAAAGTAAAAATCGAACTTGATGTTCTTTCTGCTGCTACAGCAAGACAAATTCTTTTTGAAGCACAGAAAGGATATAGTTATGAGTTTCCTCCACAGCGAATTAATGTTATTCGTGATGTGATTAAACTCTTTGATGAAAAAATTGAAGAAGTTGTTGAATAAATTGTATGTCCATTCCAGTTATTGGTGTTCCAGTTGTAAATAGCACTTTTTGGGTAAGTCGATTACTTATGAGTATTGACTATCCAGTTGACGAAGTTTTCATCATTAATAATAATGGAAGAGGACAACTTGATGAAGATCTAGCAAAACTTGCCAGTCTTAATCACAAGTATGTTAATAGTGTTAAAGTTGCAAATCTTCCTGGAAATATTGGTGTTTCAGGTGCATGGAATTTAATTATTAAGTGCTATCTGATGGCACCATACTGGATTATCTGCAATGATGATATTTCTTTTGGACCAGGTTTTCTGGAAGAAATGGTTAGAGTTTCAGAATCCGATCCAAATATTGGAATGATTCACGGAAATAAAGGTGACTATGGTGTTGGTAGTTGGGATCTCTTTTTATTAAGAGAGAGTATTGTTAGACAATTTGGTCTTTTTGATGAAAATCTTTATCCCGCGTATTGTGAAGATGCTGATATGATTATGAGATTCATGCATCAACCAATTTGCAAAGTATTGGAAATTGATAAGATGTATTATCATGGCACTGGTATGAAAGACGAGTATTACACTCACGGTAGTCAAACCAGAAAAACTGAACCAGATCTTCACCAAAAATTAGATTATTGTAATAATTTGAATATTGAATATTTAAATGAAAAGTGGGGTAAGGACTGGCGAGGATGTAATCCAAATAAACTTCCGTGGATTGGTGAAGAACAACCAATTTCAGCAACAAAATTTGATTTAGATTTTGTTCGAACTAAACATTTGGGTTTTTAAACACTTCATATATAATAATCATACGTGAATAATACAATGAGTAACGACAAACCAACATTAGATTCTCCAGTAACACTGGAAGAACTTAAAGTAGCTTCTGAAGAATTCTTCGAACAATATTATTATGTTGCAGGTCAAATGGGCGAACAAGCCAAACCTGAAGATATTTTGAAAGTTATGGAACAGTTGACAGGTTTGGTTATGAAAGCCAGAGTCAAGGACAAGACTTCTTCCGGTGGACCATTTGGATTTAATAAAGATAACAATTCTAAGGATACTGTTTATGATGATTCTAATCCTCCACCCACAAT